GTCTTGGGCGGGAGGGTGTAGGGATTGACCCTACCCCCCGGTGCCCGGGTGCCCGGCCGCGCCGCGGCCGAACCCGCCATCCTCGCGCGCCGTCTTCGCGTCGTGGTGGCGCTTGCAGAGCGGCTGCCAGTTCTGCCGATCCCAGAACAGCCGCATGTCGCCGCGATGCGGCACGATGTGGTCGGTGACCGTCGCCGCTTCGACCCTGTCCTGCTGCTGGCACAGACGGCAGAGCGGGTTCGCGCGCAGGAAACCCTTGCTCGCCTGCTGCCACTTCCAGCCATAGCCGCGCGATGCCGCCGAGCCGCGCCGCGCATCGCGCCGCGCCTGCTCGGCCTTGGCCGCCGCCGCATGGCTGTCGCACCAACGCCCGTCCGTCAGCGCGCCGCAGCCGGGATGGCTGCAGGGCTTCAAGGGCGAGGATGGCATGATCGATCTTCCGGTGGGATGTGCGGTCGCCGGAGGCCCGGCAGCACCCGCCGACCGCACCCCACCCGCGCCAAAAGGAAACGCCCGCCGAACCTTTCGATCCGGCGGGCGCACCCTTCCAACGTGACTGTCAAGCTAGCCGTTTTTGTCAAATGGCGCAAATGGATTTTGTGGTGCGCGATTGAGATACCCCAACAGGCGGTATATCGCGGTCCAGAAGTCGAGGCGCAGCGTCTCGTGGCTGACGCCGCCGAACAGCGGCCGCAGCGCCCGAAAGCTGACGCCGGCGCCGGCATGCGCCAGCACCAGGCGCCACTGCGCGAGGGTCAGATGCGCGAACCATCCCAGCACCGTGTCGGCGCGGGTGATCTCGACCGAGGACGGCGCCGCCGGCTTCACCCGCACCCGGTCGCCGCTGGTCACCTGCCCGTCATGGACCTCGCGCAAGGTGCGCAGCACTTCCGGCCAGGCCGTGGTGCTGCGCGACGGCATGTCCCGCGCCGTCAGCGGCAGCCGGATCACCGTCGACCAGGCGCGCTGGAAGGCGGCGAGCACCAGCAGCTCGGTCCAAGGCAGCTCGTTGCGAAAGGCGCGGTCCAGCGCAAGCTCGATGTCCAGCTCGCTGCCGTCGTGCAGCCGCACGATGGCGATCCGGCGCGCGGTCCGACCGCGCTTCGCCGGCGTCTCCACCGTGTTACGCCCTGTTACCTTTTCTGTTACTGCCGAACCCATTGATTTCTCTTTCTCTTTATCTCTAGGTAACAAAGTTACAGAAGTAACAGGGTGTCGATGGTTCAACGCGCGCCCGCGCCCGCGCGTATAGGCTTCCCCGTGTTACTTCTGTTACTTTGTTACCGATCATTAATTTCGCTGCGTCTTCAATCGATTGGCGAGTAACACGCCGCGTAACAGGCAGGCGGCGGCGTGTTACTTCGGCTCCAGCCCCTCCCATCCTTCCTCACCCTCCGTGCCGCCGGCTGCCGGCGCGCCCTCAGCCGTCGCTGTGGCGTCGTCGATGAAGAATTCGATCGGCACCAGATCGGCCCGCGACCGGGCGCCCGGGCCGAAATAGACGGTGGGCGTCACCTCCGAGGCACGGCCGCGCGGCGCGCCCTCGAGCCAGCCGAGCATCTGGGACCACACGCCATCGGCCCAGTCGGTGCCGTCGAACACCCGGCGGATGTTCTCGTGCTGGTGCGCGACCGCGACATATTTCGGCGCGCCCTTCACGGGCCAGAGCTGCAGGCCGAGCGTCTTGAGCTTGGCTGCCGTCTCGCCGTTCGGATTCTTGATCGCCTGCGCGATCAGCTCGCCATGCGAGACGCGCTCGCCCGAGCGCCAGAGATCGGCCGGGAAGCTCGACAGCCGGTTGAGGCAGCTCATCGGCCCGTCATGGCCGGAGGTGTCCTCGATTTCGTCGGCGCCCTCGAATTCCGCCAGCACCGCACGCGCGCGCTGCGGCGATGCCACGCTGTCCGACAGCAGGGTCTCGCTGGCGGCGAGCAGGGTGCCGAACTGATCGGCCTGGCGGGCGCTCATCTTCTTCTCGCCCATGGCCTGTTCGAACACGATCAGGTTGGCGTTGAAGCGATCCCAGCCATCGACCATGCGGGCGAACAGCGCCGGACCCAGTTTCGACATCCGGTCGAGGCGGGCGCGCAACGCCGCGGCATTCACCGCCGAGGACAGCCGCTCGAGCTTGATCACCGTGACGCGGGTCTTGTCCGCCGGCCGCAGCGGCGCATGCAGGGTCGAGGTGAAGTAGAAGCAGGCGCGGATGAAATAGTTGACGACGCCGCCGCCCAGGCTGCCGCGTGTCTTCGGCGCCTGCAGGTCCGTGCTGCCGAGCTTGGCCAGGTCGAGGACTTCGCGGGCATGCGTCGACCCGGCCTGGAATTCGATTTCATCCAGCGAGGTGGGCATCGCGCGCCCGTCCAGCCCCTGCCGGACCGAGGCCTCGGACGGCGCCGAGGCGCGATACAGCGCCGCGCCGAACAAACTGAACATGAACTGCTCGAGGGTCGACTTGCCCATCGCCGGCAGGCCGGTCACCCAGATATGCGGCCGCCATCGCAGGGCGCCGCAGATGGGCGCGCTGCCGAAGAAGCCCAGCAGGAGCAGCGGCGCCGCCGGCGTCCGGAACTCCCAGCAGCGCAGCAGGTCCAGCAGCTCGGCACATTCCTCCGCCGTGGCGGCGCGCGGCGCCGGCGACGGGATGGCCTCGGCCGAGGGATAGAAGTGCCGGCCATACCGGAACCCCGAGGGCCGCCACTCGCCCTGGATGCGGACGCGATCGCCACAATGCAGGATCAGCGAGCCGTCGACATCGCGCCAGGCGCCGGTGCTGCGCGCCGCGCGGCCGACATCGATCGGGCCGCAGGCCGCGCACCGGCGGTACAGGTCGGAGCGCGCGGAATCGTAACTCCACTCATCCTTGACCACCCGGCCCTTTTCATCCTTCTGCGGATGGCGATCGATCAGCCATTCGTTGATGCCGCCGAACAGGTGATCGATGCCGCTGCGCGTGCCGACCTGGTTGTATTTCAGGATCTTCAGCTCGCCGCCGCGATCCAGGAACGCATACTTGCCTTCCTTGTCGCCGGCCACGGTGCCGAGCGGCACGATCGGAATGTCGTCGGGCGGCGCGGCGTCGTCGACCGCGTCCCATATCTGGCGCAGCGCCGGCGGCATGTCGTCGTCGGTATCCGTGCTCATCGGGCCACCTCGCCATCCAAATCCGCCAGGGCATCGAGCAGCGCGCCGAGCAGGCTGGCCGGGGCCGCCAGCGCCTGCCCGCCCTCGATCGGGCGCGGCGGCGCCTCATGCAGCGGCCGCCGCGCCAGCGACTTGCGCAGCGCGTCGAGCGGCACCCCATGCTGCAGCGCGACCGAGACGATCACGGCGGCGTCCTCCAGCACGGCGCCGAACTGCCCGCTCTTGAGCACGGTCTCGGCGCCGGTCCGCGCGACGAACACCTCGCGCACCCGGCCGGCCGGATCGTATCCAGCCTGGATGGTCAGCCCGACGGGCGCGCCCAGATCGCCGGGCACGCTCAGGCGCAGCACCGCGGCCGGGCGCCGGTTCGGCATCCGATCGCGCGTCATAGGGCCCCCGGCGAACGGCGTTCGCGAAGGCGCGCGCCGGCCCATGCGGGGCCGGCTGTGGTCTGGTCGTCAATGCGGCGGCCTGGGCCGATCCGCGGTCGTGTCGTTCCGTTCATGCCGGTTCCCTTCAAATGGTCGACCTGGCCGAACGGCGCTCCGCCGCCAGCTCTATCGGCCGGTCGGTTCCCTTGCCGCGCGCGGCGCCGCCGGCCTGGCCGGGTCGCCCGCTTGCGCGATGTTGTGGATTTCGGACTGCACGTCCATCTGGACCCTCCCATCCGTTGATTAGGCGGCGTATTGCCGCTGCCGCGTCGATACGGCCCTGGTCGTAATGGTTGCCCGCATCCCAGAACTCACCGTTGCCGCTGGTCTGATACGTGTCGCCGCATGCTTCCACCGGCCAGCCCTCGGCCACCTTCGCGGCCTCTTCCAAAATCTGCGCGCGGACGGCGGGCGTGACCGGGGCGGGCGTCTCCATCTGTGCGCTCGTTCAAATCTCGGCGCCCGGCCGGTCCGCGAGGCGGATCGGCGGCATCGCCGGGCTGGGTTTCAGGGCGCTGGCTTCCTGCCGTTCCTTGGCGAAGGCGCGATAGATCGTGGCTTCGCAGCAGCCGAACAGCTTGGCGACCTCCGGCATGGTGACCGTCGGGTCGCCGAGCATGGCCTTGATCGCCTTGAGCTTCGTGGCGTCCAGCTTCGCCTTGCGGCCGCCGCGATGGCCGCGCGCGCGGGCGGCGGCGAGGCCGGCCTTAGTGCGGTCGACGACCAGGTTGCGCTCGAACTCGGCCACCGCGCCGAAGACGTGGAACATGAACTTGCCGACCGCCGTGGTGGTGTCGATCATCTCGGTCAGCGAGTGGAAGCCGACGCCCCGATCCTTGAGCCCGCGCTCCATGTCGATCAGCTCGCGCAGCGAGCGGCCGAGCCGGTCCAGCTTCCACACCACCAGCACGTCGCCGGCGCGCAGCGCGCGCAGGCACTCGGCCAGCACCGGCCGCGCCGTCTTCACCCCGCTGACGTGTTCCTCGTAGATCCGGCCGGCCTCGACGCCGTACCGGGTCAGCGCGTCGCGCTGCAGGTCGAGGCGCTGGTCGTCGGTCGAGACCCGGGCATAGCCGACCGGGATTCCGGTGGGCGGGGTGTCGCAAAATGCCGTGAACGGCGACGGCGCGAGCATGGGGATAACGCCAGGGGTTTTGTATCCCCTGGGTATGGCTTGGCCGGTGAGCGGGTTGATCGCGAGCATGGGATATCCTGGGTGCCGGAAATCAGGCGGCGGGCCGCAGCGCGGCGATGCCGGCCGCGGTGATCTCAAGCCGGTTGGGCCCGGCGCCGGCGACCAGGCCGCGCGCGACCAGGCGCAGCCAGGTGGCGGCCAGGAAGTCGCTGCGCACCCCAGCGGCGACCAGATGGCCGGCATTGTCGATCGCGCCCTCGCCGCCATGCGCCAGCAGGAAGGCCAGCGCCTCCTGCTGGGTGTCGGACAGCGGCGCCAGGCGCAGCGGCCCCGCGAGCAGTAAATCGGTCGCGGCGATCGCCTGGCGCATCGCCTGCGCGGTCAGCGGCAGCGCCAGCGATGTCGGCAGCGGCACGTCCGGCGAGGATTCCACCGCCACGGCAAGCATCTTCCAGCCCTCGCCGCGGCCCGCGCTCGCATCGATCGCCGTCTTGGCATCCGCCAGCGCCGCCCGCAGGCCGGCCATCGCCGCGGCGAGGCCGTCCTCGGAACCCCCATCGATCACCCGCAGCGACGGCCGCGCCGCAATGCCGGCTTCAGTGTGCGTCCGCATGTCCGTTTCCCTTCCCCTTGGTTGCCGCCACGCTCAGCGGCACGGGCGCCCTGCCCTGCGTCCGCCGGATGGCGTTGTAGATTTCCAGGACGGCGCGGAACGGCCGCGGCTTGCCGTCGAGCAGCCAGCGCCAGGTGCCGCCGCGATTGTCGCGGTCGACCTTGTGCCCCGCCTTACGCAGCTCGAGCATGATGTCGGTCTCGCCGGCGCCCATCGGCACCCGCGTGGCCTTACCGGCGGCGACGGCCGCCTCGATCAGCGCCGCATCTCCGGCGGCGCCGCGCGGCCGCTGGCCGGGGCCCGGCCGATGCGACAGCCGCTTCGCCGGCGCGGCGACCGGCAGCACGACCGCCGGCGGCGCCGTCTCCGCGCCGCTGTCGAGGATCCGCACGATCCGGATGTTTCGTTCGACCCGCACCGACACATGCCCGCCGGCGATCAGCCGATCGAGCGCCGTCTTCACGCTGGCGCCGCTGGCCCAGCCCAGCTGCGTCGCCAGTGCCGGCCCTTGCGGACAGACCTCGCGACGATCGGCCAGATCGCGCAACAGCGATTTCAGCGCCGCCGCCCGCACATCCAGGGGCTTCGGCGCGGCGGCCGCCTCCACGGGAGCGGGGTCCGGTTCCGCGCGCGACGGCGGCTCGCCATCCGGAATATCGGGGGCGGGCGCATCGGCGCCCGGCGTCTCAACAGCCGGTGCAGGGCGCTTGCGCGCGGCCTTCAACGTGGCCAGCGGGAAATGCGGCGGCGAAGACGGCGGTGGATCGCCGGCATCCGCCCCTTCCCGCGGCACGATCTCGAGATAAGACCCGCCGCCCGTCGAGTCCTCGACCGCCGATCCCTCGACCGGCGAGCCTGCCGGCACGATCCGCCACACCGGCGCCACCCAGGCCTCGTCGCGGCAGACCAGACCTTGCGCGGCCTGCTCGCGCAGCAGCGCCTTGAGCGCTGCCGGCGCGAGGCCGGTGCTGTCGAGCAGCCACCGCTCCGACATCGGGCCCAGAACCGCCAGCAGGTTCAGCACCACCTCGCGCGGTTCGGGCTGCCGCCCGGCCGCCAGCACCGCCACCGGCGGCGCGTCCTCAGCGAAGGCGATCAGCTCGACCGCCAGTGGCGCCGCCAGCGACCAGTTGCCGCCGCGATGCGACAGCGCGATCGCCGCGGCCTGCAATCGGATATCGATCCGTCTCGGCGTTGCCGTCCCGTTCATGCCCGGTTCCCCTTCCAGCGCGCCGGCACCAGCGACCGGCCGAAGCCGCGGCCCAGCAGCTCCTCGACCGCCGCGTCATGCATGCACAGCGCATCGAACCGCACCGCGTCCTGCCGATCGCTGCGGCCGACCAGCTGCCAGGACCGCCGCGCCAGATCGAGCAGATCGGCGGCGCCGCGCGCGGCGAGCCGGGCCGAGGCAACGGCGATGGCGCATTGCTGCCGATAGGCCAGCTCGCGGGCGAGCGCGATCGCGCGCCGCCGGGTCGCGTCCGGCGAACGGCGTTCGCCCTCGGCCGGCCGCCGGCGCGGCGATGCGGCGGCGGCGGTCATGCCGCCCCCGCGAAGCGCGCGATCTCGTTGCCCCATGCATCCCAGCCCGGCGCCGGCTCGCGCGCGAACAGCTCGACCTTGACCGCGTCGGGACACAGATCCTCGATCCGCTGCCGCGCCTCGACCGGCTTGCGGCTGTGCTGGCGGCGGCGGGCGCGGATGTCCAGCCAGCCCTCATCCAGGGTCTCGAAGGCGTTGAGCAGGCCGCGCCGCGTCCGCGGCGCCCCGCGCACGCCCAGCAGCCAGGGCTCGCTCGCCGACATCAGCCGCATGCCCGGCCCGCGCGCCAGGCGGCGGCGCCGCGTCAGCTTGTGCCAGCTGCCGCCGGTGCTGTAGCGGAAGCCCCAGGCCTCAAGCAGGTCCATCGACTGCCGGAGGGTCGGCCAGCAGGCCCACAGGAACAGCAGGCAGTCGCGCCGCGCCAGGTCGGCCACCGGCATCGCCTGCAGATCGTCCCAGGACATCACCGGATAATGCCGCTGCGGCGAGCGGCCCTGCCCGGCCGCCGACCAGGTCTCGAAACCGGTCGGCGGATCGGCATAGATCGCGTCATAGCCATGCAGCGGCAGCCGGCCGAAGGGCGGCCGCGCGGTCAAAAGAGGGGCCGTAAGGAGCGGCGGCGTGCACGCGGCCGGCGTCATCCCGCGCCCCCGATCGACAGCAGCAGGCCGAGCGGCACCGCGATCCCGGCCACCGCCAGCGCCAGCGCGCCCAGAATATCGAGCAGCACGCCGAGCGCCGCGTTCATGCCGCACCGCCCTGCGCCTGGCGCAGCATGTCGTTGAAGTCCATGCCCGGCGTCGGGCTGGCCACGCGCACCGCGATGCCCATGTCGAGAAACCGGCGCGCGGCGCGCGCGATCAGCGCGTCGCCATACAGCGGGTCCTTGCCGTCGGCGTCGCGGGCGATGATCAGGTCGCGCGTGCCGGCCGGCGGCAGCCATCCCGGCATCGCCGGATGCGGCCGGGCCGAGGGCAGGGTCATCGGCGACCCGTCCGGCCGCTTCTTTTCCGGATGCGGCGCGCCCTGCCCCTCGCCGCTGCCGGCGAGATTGGGCAGGCTGCCCGCCGCCCACCAGGGCCGGTCGTCGCCGGCGGCGGCGCCGGCCACGGCCAGCGACAGCGCCGTCTCGATCCCTTCGGCGATGCCCAGGCGGCCGAACCGCGCGTCGCGCCGGGCCAGCGGAATCACCCGCTGCCAGCAGACGCCGCGCATCTTCTTGGCCGGGCCGGGCAGCTGGTCGCCGGCCTTGCCGCGCCCGTCGGTGGCCAGCCAGGTGATGTGCACGCCGGTCACCCGGCCGTCGCCATCGACAAAGGGCGCCAGCATCGCCGGCGGGCTGGCGAACTTGGCCGGCGGGCTGCCATGCCAATAGTCCAGCCGGGCCGCGAAGCGCAGCACCGGCGGCACGATGGTGATGCCGCGCGCTCGCAGATAGATCTCGACCAAGGTGCCGCGCGCCGCGATGCCAGGCTTCCAGATCGCCCGCGCGCGATCGACTTCCTGGGCGTCGATCCGTGCCTGGGCGGCGGCGCGTTCGGCCGCCGCGGCGTCGCGGTCCTGCTGCTGCTGCGCCAGCGCCGCCGCGCTCGGCCGCGCTCCGGCAGCCGCACCATGGGGGCCATCGGGCAGCGACACCCCGCCCAGCGCGGCGAGGCGGCGCAGCGCGGCGATGAAATCCAGCCCCTCGGCCTGCTGCAGGAACGCGATGCCGTCGCCGGCCCAGTCGCAGCCATAGCAGCGCGCCCGGTTCTGCCGCGGATCGACCTTGAAGCTCGGCGTGCGCTCGCTGTGGAACGGGCAGCAGCCGACCAGCAGCGGCCCCTCGGGTTTCAGGGTGACGCGGGTGGCGACGACGTCGCGGATCGGCACCGCGTCGCGCACCCGGGCGATGGTGGCCGGGTCGAAGCTCATGCCGGCCAGCCCCGCGCCATCCTCGCGACCGCGCGCGGCGGTTCGACGGTGGCGCGGCCGCCGGCGCCGAACAGATCGACCAGATCGGCGGCGGTGGCGATCGCGTGGCCCCGGTCCGGCGCGACCAGCGCGATCCGGCGCAGATAGCGGCCGTCGCGGTCCAGCTGGTACACGTCGAAGCGCCGCCCCGGCTGGGCAAGCATCGACATCGCGTCGCGCGTCTCGCGGTCCATCATGGCTCAGCCCACAGATCGGATTGAAAGGCTCCCGGCGCCGGGTCGCGCAGCACGCGCTGCCGGCGTGCCGCGATGGCGCGGCTGGCGATTTCCCAGCCGGCCAGCCAGCGGATCGCCGCCTCGCCCTGCCGCAGCGCCGGATCGAACGGGCAGTCGGCGAGGCTCAGGCCGCGATGCGCGTCCAAGGCGCCCTGCCAGGTCGCGGCCATCCAGGCGGTGACCGGGCCGGTGGCCGGGTCGGCGACGGTCGCAACCCAGTCGGGCTGGTGCGCCGCGCAATAGGTCGATCCGGCCTGCGCCGGCGATGCGCAGTCCTGACAGGACCGGCCGGGCCAGAGACGATCGGGATATCGTGGTGTCGGCATGATCCGCTCCTCGCGCGATGGCGGGTGAACGGCAGGGTGCAAGCCTGGGGGCTGTCGTCTGGGACGCGGCGGGGTGGGTTTTGTTCGGTCCGTCGGTCATGCGAACGCCCTCTGTGGAGACGACCCGGCAGGCGTTCGAAGGGTGGGACGGGAGGGGGCTATCCCACCGCTACGAGGCCTGCCGGGTCGGCCGATCGTTGCGGCGTTGCAAGTTTAATGGTCTTAAATCTAAAACAGTCAACTATAAATTTGTTGCCCTGATCGCTATGCGACATAACATTCATGGCACTGCTAACCCGAGAATGGCAGAAACATTGGCCCGGCAAGCCACAGAGAGCACCGCAGTCCGCCATGTCGAGGCGGCGTCAGAATTCCGTTCCGTGTCCGATTATCTCGACACGGCGATGCGGCGTCATGGCTGGCGGTACGACGCGGATATCGACCGCGCCATGAACCATCGATCCTACGCCGTGCATCATTGGCGTAGCGGGCGCAGCTATCCGACCGAGGACCACATGCGCGGCCTTGCGGTCCTGGCCGGTGCAGATCCGGTCGTCGCCGTGCTGAACCTTAAGCTGTGGATGTCGGTGGAGTCGCCGGCAATGCAGGACATATGGACCGTGCTGCTCCACCTCTATCAGACCCCACCCCGATGAAAGGGAACGCAAATGGCCCGGCAGGCTACCGCACGCAAGACGGCCCCTGAAACCGAAACAGGCTTCGTCTCGCTCGACGACTACATCGACGCAGCGATTGCCGCGATCGGCGGCAAGCATGACGCGGACCTCGATCGCGCCCTCGGCCATCAGGGCCGTGCCGTCTGCCAATGGCGAACGAAGCGCGCATGGCCGGACGAGGACAAGATGCGCCGGCTCGCTATCTTGTCCGGCGCCGATCCGCAGGTCGCGATCCTTCAGATGAAGATGTGGGCCGCCAAGACGCCGGAGATGGTCACCTTGTGGCGCAGCCTGCTCGGCGACCGGGTCAAGGGCGCCGCCGTGCTGATGGCGCTGTTCCTTGGAACGACCGCGCCGATGGCGCCGGCCCCGGCGCAAGCCGGAACGATGCCGGAACGGAACGGCCACGTAACGGGCGGTGTATATATTATGGAAAACGATAAGCGGCGGCGGCAGCGCCGGTCCAAGGCTAAGGAACAACCCTTAGCGGCTTGATCCTTAACCTTTTCTTAACCATTGCCTTGGCGCAATAACCGCGGGTGGAGCGCGCGTTAGAAGATGCTCGCCCTTGGGGAGCGGACGCAGGCGATGGATGGTGGCGGCGGGGCACCATTCGCTGCCCTCGATCCATCCGCCTGTCGCGCCATGGCCGCATGGCTTCGGGCGCAGGCCGCCGAGATGGATCGCCGGGCGGCGGAAATGGAACGGCGCGAGCGGGACGCAGCCGCGTTTCGTGACGAGATGGACGCCATCCGCGCCCTGCCCGCCATGGTCGATGCCGCCCGGGCCGAAGGCCGGTCCCTCGCCCAGGCGGTCGCCCTGGTTGCGCGCGAAATGCAGGTCACCCCGGAACAGATCCATGCCGGCCTCGACATGCGCCGGCAGCGGCAGCGGCGTGAGGACAAGGCGCGGCGCAACGACGCCATCCTGCGCCGCGCCGCCGAGGGCCACAGCAACGCCGCCATAGCGGCTTGGCTGACCGCGGTATGGCCGGAGACTGCCATCGGCGAGGACCGTGTGGGCGAGGTTGTTCGGGCGGAAATCCGGCGGCGCCGGCAGCAGCGGCAAGGTGGACGCCGGGCGCCATGGAAAGTTTAACGTTGACGATTTAGTGATGTTAACGACAAGCTCGGTCCATCGGCATTCGCGAACGCCGTTCGCGAGGCCCGGCAACCACCCACCGAAGGACCCGGCACATGACCCAAAGCACCCCACAGACGGATTCCGCCCAGCCGAAGCCCCGCAAGGCGCTGCCCGGCGTTCCCGAGCCCGAGGCGGCCGACACCCCGGCGCCCGCCGCCGCGCCCATCGAGCGCGATCTGGCGCTTGCGTGGAACCGCATCACGCCCTCGCCGCTGAACCCGCGCACGCAGTTCGATGCCGAGGGCATCGACGACCTGGCCGACAGCATCGAAAGCCGGGGCCTGCTGGCGCGCCTGGTCGTGCGCCGGCACCCCGCCCCGGCGCTGCTCGACGGCGAGCCCGACTACCTGCTGATCGCCGGCGAGCGCCGCTATCGCGCCATCCGCCAGCTGATCGAGAGCGGGCGCTGGCCGGTGGCCGCCCATCCGGACGGGTTGATTCCCTGCGTGCTGCGCGACTATGGCGACGACGCCGAGCATCTGGTCGACGCCCTGGTCGAGAACTGCCAGCGCGAGGATGTGGCGCCGCTCGACGAGGCGCGCGCCTTCGCCGCCCTGCGCGACACCCATGGCTGGCGCACCGAGCGCATCGCCCAGACCATCGGCAAGACCGCGCGGCATGTGCAGATGCGGCTTGAGCTGGTCGACAAGCTGTCGCCGGCGGTGCAGGAGGCGCTGGTGCAGGGCAAGTTGCCGCTGGCCCAGGCGCGCGAGCTGACGGTGGCGCCGGCGGCGATGCAGGACGCGGCCTTGAAGCAGATCGAGAAGGGCGATTGGGGCTTCCGCACCGGCGAGGACACGCGCAAGACCCTGCGCGCGAAGCTGATCGACTTCGACATAGCCCTGTTCGACCGCGGCGACTTCGACGGCGAGACCAGCGGCGGCGGCGGCAAGCTCTACACCGCCGACAAGGAACGTTTCGCGAAATTCCAGCGAGGCGCCGCCGAGGAACGCTGCGCCGAACTGCGCGGGGAATGGGCCTGGGCGGAGCTTGTCGACACCTGGCTGACGTCATGGAAGATCGAGCAGGACTATGTTCGGTCGGACGACAGGTCCGTCGCGGGCGTGCTGGTGCATCTGGACCCGGGATCCCTGGTCGTCACTGAGCACCCCGGTCTGGTGGCCAAGACCGATGCGGATGCGGATGCCGAGAAGAAGGCACAGGAAAAGCACTGGGCGGCGCAGCGCGAGATGCGCGAAAAGCGTGAGGCCGCATGGGCGCGGCTCGACGCGGGGATTGCCGCCGGCATGGCCGTGCAGCCGCGCATCGCGCTGGCAGCCCTGGTCGCCACGGCGCTGGCCAACGATTACGAATTAGCGATTGAGACGCGCTGGCCGGGTCGCCAGGCGCTGGCGTTCGCCCTCGGGCCGATCCTGGATCGCTTCATTCAGACGGACGAAGACGGCGACGAGGTCCTGGCTGGCGACGGCGAGATTGAAACCCAGGCGGCGCTGATCGGGGCCTATCGCGCGATCTCGGACAAGGCGATCCCACTTGACGAGATCGTCGAGGCTGCCGCCGCTTGCCTCGCCGCTTCGGTTCCGCGCTACGACACGCGAGCGCCCTCGCCCTTCCTGCGCGCGCTGGCCGAAGACCTTAAGGTTGCGATCCCGGCCGAACTGCTGCCTGCCGAGCCCGAGGATGCCGAAGACGGCGCCAGCGCCGCTGCCTGATCCCTTCCCCGCCCCGCACCGACAGGGCCGCCGGCATCGCCGGCGGCCTTTCGTCTGTCAGCGCTGGCAGGCGGTGGCCCAGGTCTCGTTATGGATCAGGATCTGATCCTCGAGATGCCGCGACACCGACAGCCAGTCGGTCGCCAGCGGCCGGATCGGCTTGAAGCGGGTGCAGCCCGCCTCAACCGCCACGGTCGGTCCAGCGCTCGCGCAGGCGCCGGCGCTCAGCATCGTCAGCGCCAAGAGCGCGTATCCGGTTTTCCGCATCGTCCCTCTCCTTTCGCGCCGTCTCCATCTGCCGGACGGCCTCGGCGTTGGTATCCGCCCGCGCCTCGGCCGTGGCCGCGCGCCGATCGGCGCGGCGCAGCGCCGACAGCAGGCCCAGCACGGCCAGGCCGAGCGCCAGCAGCAGCGGCAGCAGCCCGCCCAGCTTGCCCTTGACCCAGCCCCAGGCGAGCGCCGCCGCCGCGAGCATCAGCGCAGCCCCTTGTTGCGGTCGTCCCAGCGCGCCCAGCCAATCCAGATCGCGGCCGCCACCACGATCGCCGCCAGCACCCAGGGCGCGGCCCGCGCCAGGTCCTGGACGATCGGCAGCAGCGGCGCCGCCGCCTGCACCGCGTCGACCAGCGGCTGCACCGCGACGCTGCCCACCGCCGCCGTGCCGGCCGCCACCGCGCCCTTGACCGTGCGCGTGGCCGACAGCGGCCGCGCCTGATCGAGCGCGTCCTTCGCCGTGGCGGGCGGCGGCGTGTCGATGTCGTTGAAGAACAGATGCTTGTACCGGCCGGCGCCGCTGACGAAGCAGGGCTGGTGCCCTTTGGCCCAGCGTGGCGCCTTGATGTAGTCGGCGATGTAATGGGTGGCGCCGCCGGTGATGTCTGCCAGGTCGCCGTTGACCGCCCGCTGCGCGATCGCCCGGCACTCCTCGAACCACGCCTCGCCGGCGTTCACGGCCAGAATGCGCGACCGGTTGGGGTCGCCCGGATTCCAGCAGCTGAACTGCCAGGCCTGCTGGCAGACCGCGGCGGCCGTGTTCGGCCAGTTGGCCCAGCGCACCCGGTTCATCACCACCGCGGCGATCGCCTCGGCGTCCTCGCGGTCCCAGGCCTCGGCCTCGCCGTACAAGGTACGGGCCAGCACGTCGACATCGTCGGTCAGTCGCATGTCCTCTCCTCCAAACGCGAAAAGGGCGCCGCGATGCGGCGCCCTTCGCTTGTGATCCCCGGCCGCGCCCGGCGACGGGCCAGGCCCCTTGTCACCCCGCCCCATGCCGGGGTGGTACCCGCTCCAGCAGCACGTCGAGCCGCGATTCCACCTTGTCGAACTGGCTGTCGACCTTGCCGAACTGGGCCGTGATCTCGCGGCGCAGATTGTCGATGTCCGTCGACTTCGCGAAGCGGCGTTCAGCGTCCAGCGCGTCGGCCGCCTGCTTCGCCTGCAGCGCGGTGATCGCCGTCCATTGCTGCTGATCGTCCGCCGCGCGTTCGTCGAGGCGCTTGAACATCGTCTTCTCCACCACCTGCCGGTCCTCGCCGACATCGCGCCGCACCGCCTCGGTGCGGGTCCACAGCAGCCAGAAACCGCCGGCGACCACCGGGATGCAGATGGTCGCGACGACCCAGGTCCATTCGACATTCATGTGCCTGTCCCCCTGGACAAGGCCGCCCCGTCTGGCGTCACACTGCGCCAGCGGCCGCCCCTTGTTGGTGAAGGTGGTGGTCGTCAGCCCTCGGCCGGTCGGCCAGGATCGGCCGGGGGCGCTCGATTAGATGAAGCTTGCGGCGATCGACAGCGCCGCCCACCACGCCGCCGCCGTGACCAGCCCGCACAGCAGCTCCGCCCAGGCGGTCCACCCATCCATGACGACGCCATAGGCCGGCAGCCGCGCGCGCCAGCGATGGCTGGTCCAGTAGATCGCGCCCATCAGCGGGTTGAGCAGCAGCAGGCCGCGCAAGGTGAACCCCAGCGCGTTGACCCCGTCCGGCCGGATCAGATGCATATAGCCCGGCTTCTCGGCCAGCCAGAGCAGCAGCGCCACCGCCGGCGCCGCCCACCACAGCCCGGCCGCGGCGGCCAGCAGCAGGCCGGAGCCCGCCGCCCACACCCGGGCGCCGTGGATCTCGGTCAGGCCCAGCGACTGCACCCACCACCACGAATCCGGCCCGCCGCGCGGGATGCGGTACAGCAGCCCGGACAGCAGGATCGCCAGTGCCGCGCTCACGGCTTGCGCCCCGCGCGCGGACGCACGGCCGCCGCTTGGCGCTTCGCCTGCGCCGCCGCGAAGGCTGGCGCCTTGGCCAGCACCTCGGCCGCCACCGCCGCCGGCAGCGCGTCCAGCGCCGCCTCGACGGCTTCCATCCGCTGCTCGATCGTCAGCGCCTTCGCCACCGCCCGGCGCGCCAGCACCCTGTTGATCCGCGGCTCGGTCATCGCATGGCCCTCCTGATCAGGCATAGAGCGGCACGGCGTCGAGGCGGTAGACCTCGCGCTCGAGCGCGTCGGCGTTGGTCTTGTAGCGGACCTTCATCGTGCTGCCGGTCTGACCGCTGGTGTCGGCGGTGTAGCGGTGCAGCTGCCGGGCGCCGCTGGTCCAGCTGTCCTCCAAGGTCGCCGTCGCATAGGTCGATCCGTTGTCGATCGACACTTCGATCGTCCGGGTCGGGTCCGCGTCGACCTCGTCCTCCGAGACGTAGACATCGACGACGTCCGGATCGGCCGCGTCGAGGGTGGCGGCCGTCGGAATGAGCGTCATGTCGGTCGGGTCCAGCACCTCGACGACGGCGATCTCGGCGATCGCCTTCTTGGTCGAGGAGCCGTCGGAGATCGTCACATAGTAGCCGCGATAGCCCGTGACGGTGTCAGTCGAATTGATCGTCCGCGTCACGCCGTTGCTGTCGGTGTTGACGTCCTGGCCGAGCAGAGTGCCGCCCGTCAGCCCGCCATCGGTCGTGCCGTAGACCGACAGCGTGACGGTCGGGTTCGATCCCGAGATGAAGCCGACATCGGTGCTGGCCGTGATCGCGAAGCTGTAGAAGCGATGCGCATTCCCGACCCCGTAATCCTTGCCGATCGTGCCGGTCGTCGCGGTCACCGTGGCGCAGGCGGCGATCGCCTGGCTGGTCGTGCCGTCATAGGCGGCGGCCAGCCCGCCATCGCCGCTCATGCTGCCGATATTGGTGCCGGTGGTGCGGTCGAGCGTGGCATTGCCGCCGGTGTTCGCATAGTGGTCGGTGTCGAAGGTCGCGTTGGTCTTGGTCGCGAAATTATCGCTGTCGGCGACGAAGCTGACCACCGGCCCGCGCGTGCCGCCGGTGCTGGTCGCCGCGATCAGCGCCGCCATCGCCATGTCGCGCGCGACCTGGTCGGCCGCCTCCGCCAGCGCCAGCACGTCGGCGACCGTGGCATAGCCCTGGACATAGCTGGCGCTGGCATCGCCCAGCACCACCCGGTCGGTCAGGGTCGGCGTGATCGCGCCGCCGGCCGAGGGCTCGAACACCGGGCCGGGCACGCGCAGATCGTCGATAAGGCTGTTCGTGATCGCCGTCGTCGACGTCGCCAGCCGCACCCGCGCGACCGGCACCTTGCCGGCCGGCACCGCCGGGTCGGACGGGCTGACATTCTCGCTGCCGGTGGCCACCCCCACCGCCCCGGTCAGCCGGTCGATATGGACGATGTCGTAACGCGGGTTGCCGCTGGGCGCCGTGATCGTCGCCGTCGACTGCGCCGCCACCTCGGTTAGGCCGGCATTATGGCCGAAGATGCGGCCGGCATCGACGCGCACGGTCATCGCCGCGACCGTCTCCTGATGCGCCGCGAACAGGCCGGCCAGACCCTGATGCACCTGCGCCGCCGCGTCGAGATTGGCTTTGTAGGCCGACCCCGTCTGGCTGGTGTAGTCCGGCTGGGTAAAGATCGAAACGCCCATGCTTCAGGCTCCCGTCACGTCGATATTGGCCACGCCGCCGACATCGTCGCCGGCGCCGTCGAACACCCGGACCTTGACGCTGGTGGTCGAGACGTCCTCATAGGTGGCATAGCGCGCCGCGCCGGCGGCCGCCTGGGCGGTCACCTGCACCGCCGGCGTCAGATGGAACGGCGCGGCGAAGGTCACCGTGGTGCCGCCGGCGGCGATCGCTTCGTCGCTGAAGCTCTCCGTCCGCTCCTCGACATCCGCCGTCACGGTGAAGCCGCCGATATAGGCCACTCCGGCGCCGGTGTCGGCGACCAGCCGCGCCTTCAGCCGCCGGAAATCCGCCGCACCCACGCCCCAATCCTCGAAGCCGTCATAGCTGCCGGCCTCGTCGCGAGTGTCGATCTGGAATTCGGCGTCGAAGGCGCCGGTCTCGCCCGGGCCGAGCGCGCCGCCGATACTGCCGAACACGCGAACGGCGTTCGCGTCGAAGCCGAGATCGATCTCCGTCGCTTCGAAGGTCGGGCTCGCGACCGGGTCATGCACCATGCTGTCCCAAAGCTGCGCGTCGGTCATGGCCGAGGCCAAGGTGCCGGACTCCGGCACCAGCCGGCCCGACACGTCGTGGCGGATGAAATCGGTTGTCCAGGCGAACACGCCGGCGGCATCCGGCCCGTCGTCGGTGAGCGCGACCAGTTCGGCATTCGTCAGCCGGCGCGGCCAGTAGAAGACCTGACGAAGCAGAACATTCGCCTGCGTTCCAGCCGAGTTCCTGCCAAGAAACAGCTTCGTGAACGAGTCGGCAGGCATGCTGCCGGACGTGTCCGCCCCAACCAAAACGCCGCGCGCGGCGAGAGCGAAATCATCCGCCTGGAAAGCCAGCGCCAGACGGGTCGCCGTCCCGGCAACGAACGGGCCGCCGGCCGCGTCCTGAATATTCGCCTGAGCACTCGACGTAACGACCGCGCCTTGCGGCAGGTTTGTCGCAAAGGTCGCCGCGAGCGCGACATAGTCGGTCAGGGTGCCGGCGTTGTCGTTAAGCGACAGCACCTGCCGGCCTTCGTTGGTAGTCACCTGGTCGAATGTGACTTCGGCGAACAGCGTTCCTTCCGCCTGCACAAACCCGGCGATGCTTGCCGTGTCGAGCGTCGCCACGTCCGCCGCGCGCGTTGCGGCGCTCCCGGCGGTCAGAATGAAGCTGGTGGGATAGGCGCCGTTCTCGCACTGCGCCAGCGTCACGACGCCCGTGACGGTGAAGTCCACCGTCCCACCGCTGGTCACGACGAACGTAACAGGGCTGCCCTCCGTCGCCGTGCCCGCGCCCGTAATCGTTGCCCCGTTGGCCGCGACCTGGACCGAGCCGGCCCCCTTGCACCACAGCGTGTAGGTTCCGGTGCCCAGCGAGGGGCTGGTATGGCTGGCCGGCACGGCGCTGTTCAGAAAGCTGTTCGTGCGGGCACTCTCGATCAGCAGCCCTCTGTCGCCGACGCGCGGCGCGCCGCTGGCGAAGGTCAGCAATTCTCCGGCGCTGTTCTCATAGGTGCCCACCGAAGCACGGGAAAACGATATCCCGGCCGGCAGACCGTCGACCGTGAAGTCATGCGCCAGCGCCGGCAGGCGGCCGTCGATCCAGCCCGGATGCGCTGCCAAGGTGGCGACCACGTCGTTCGCGTTGGTCACCGTGATGTCGAAGGTCGCCGGCGTTTCGCTGAGATTGCCGGAGGTGTCCACCGCGACGATGCCGACCGTCCAGGCCCCCGGCGGGAGCCCGGCATTGGTGATCAGGGTGCCGCGTGTCTTTTGGGTCAGCAGCGTGTTGCTGCGGAAATCCTCGGTGTTGAACCCGCCCTGCGCGGCATAGCGCAGCTCGTAGCCCGACAGGTCCGCATCGGTCACCTCGGGCCAGCGGAATGTCACCACATTGCCGTTCTGCTGCGCCAGCAGGCTGGCGACATCGGCCGGCAGCGCCGTCTTGCCGACCACGACATGGCCGGTCGCGGTCACCCAGGCCGAGCGGATGCCCAGCACATTGGCGGCGCGCACCCGCACGTCATAGGCGACGCCCTCCTCCACCTCCCAGATCGTCGCCCGCTCGGCGCCCGGCAGCACCGTCGGCAGGTCCAGCCAGTCGCTGTCGGCGCCGCGCTTGTACTGCACGCTGTACTGCGACACGAAGGCGTCGGTGCTGTCGGTCCAGTCGGCGAAGATGCGGCTGACGATGGTGCCGTCGGTCTTGCGGAACAGGGCGGTGGTGCCGCTGGTCAGGGTCAGGCTCGTCGGCGCCAGCACCGTGAAGGCGTCCGGCAGCGTCGTCGCCGGCGCCGGGCTCGGCGTCTGTTCCTGCACCTCGGGATCGAAGGCGTAGACGTCGGAATCGCTCTCGCGCAGCACCAGGTCGCAGCCCAGCGCCGGCGCCCCGTCGCTGCCCGAGCGGGCGACGAAGCTCCATTCGCCGATTTCGAAGCTCTTGCCCGACCAGCCATAGCGGGTGTTGTCGATCGACACCGTGTCGTTCGCCTTGACCTTCAGCCCGGCCAGGCTCAGTGGCAGCCGCGCCGTGATCTCGCGGCGGTGCCGGTTCAGCTCGATCGTCGCGATCCGCTGCGCCGTGTTGCTGCGCGGCGTGAACGGCAGGTCGAGCACCCGCCACAGCCGCTCGCCGTCCGCCGTCTCATAGGTGCTGTTGGTCACCGGCGGATAGTCGGTCGGCTGGTCGAAGTTCAGCGGGCTGACATAGACGCCCTGCACCGCATTGAAGCGCTCGCGCATCGGATGCCGCGTGGTCATGCCCACCGGCCCGGCCAGATCGTCCTCGTCATAGGTGACCGTCGGCGTCGACCAGGCGCCGGCGTCGAGGATCCATTCGCCGCCGACGGGAATCACCCGGCCGGCCATCGCCGTGCGCATGTCCTGCAGGATGTCGAAGGGCCGCCGGTCGGTGACCACGACGCCGGCCAGCGCATAGCGCGGCTCGCCGGTCTTGGTCACCGTGATCGTCCCGCTGCCGGCATCCTCGATCGCCACCGGGCTGTGCGCCAGCGCGTTGGCATAGGAGCTGGCGAGCTGGATCCGCACCGCCACGTCGGCGCGCGCCTTCTCACGCAACACGATGGCATAGTAGCTGCCGCTGCCGATGCCGGCCGGCCGGTCGCCGGTGCTGCTGACGATCACCCGGTCGCCGGTCTGGTACGGGCACAGATCGCCCTCGGTGTCGGACAGCTCGAGCGCGCCGCCAGCGACCGGCGAGCCGGTGCCCGGCACCACCGCCGTGACCGTCTCGGCCACCGACTTCGTGGTCACGATCTCGTCGCAGATATTGGCCGCGGCGTTCGCTGCCGCCGCCTGGACGTCTGCCGCGGGCACGCCCATGCCGCCGGCAGCGCGGGTCCGGATCATGTAGTCGCGGATGCACAAGGCCGTGTTCGCCGTGTAGCCGGTCGTCGCGGTGCGCGGATCGACGACGTCGCTCTTGCCGCGCAGCCGGACGCGCAGGTTCGGCACCCGCGTGAACAGGTCCTGGTCGTGCTCGAGGCGCAGATAGATCTTGGTCCGGCCCTTCTGCCGGTGATCGTCGGTCCAGCCGCCGATGCCGACCAGGTCGGCAAAGGGCTGATCCGTCGTGCCGAGGTCCCACTGGATCTTGACCTTGCCGGTATACTTCCCCGCCTCGACCAGTCCGTCGCCGTCCAGCTCGTCGGGATAGATCGGCGTGTCGTCGAGATAGACGGTGTCGATCGCCTGGCAGGGATGGCAGGCCAAGGTGACGACCATATGCAGATACTTGTTCGATTCCGAGGCGGCGATGAAGGTGATCGGCCCCGACTTGCCGACGGACCCATAGACCAGATGCCAGGGCGTGATCGCCTGCCGCACCTGCTGCGTACGCTGCTGCGTGGTCGTGATCGCCCCGGCGAAGCCGGTCATGTCCGGCGTCGGCGGCTTCGGCGCCAGCGCCTGGGAGATCGCGGACATCGCCAGGGAGCCGACAAATCCCACGATGCCCGCCGTCAGGCCGGCCGAGATTCCGAGCACGGCGATACCGGTCGCATAAGCCGATGCCCCCGCCAGCACGGCGGGAATGATCGCGGCGGCCGCTGGCGGCATTACCCGATGCTCCAGGCCTTCAGGACGCTTGGCGCATCCAGGGGCAATGCCTGCAACCCATCCTGTCCAGCCTTCACCGCCTGGCGGCCGGTCAGGTCGACCAGCCCTAGCGCCGGGCCCTCGGCGGTGTCGAGCAGCACCAGGTCGCCACGTTGCGCGAGCGTCACGGGGACGGCCGGCCAGCCATGCGTCGCGCAGATCGCGGCGGCGGCCTCAGCCAGGCCGCCGCCGGCGAAGCGGCGCAGGGCTAAGGTCGCGCCCCGCGCGGTCCGATAGCGGCCGCGGAACGGTGCCGCGCCGTCGATTCCGGTCATGTCGCGAACGGCGTTCGCCGCGAACAGCGCGCAATCATGCTCGCCCCATGAAAAAGGCCGCCCGAGGGCGGCCTTCAGATGCGCATCGAGGCGCCGGTCCCAGTCCCAGCATCTCATCCGGAATATCCCCACTGGTGGCGCACCCGCCGAGTACCCATAATTCGCGCATGGCTGTTGGCAATAGGGGAGACCGTCGCATGTCCCGCATCGTACCGATTGCACTGGCTGTCGCCGTGCTGGCCGGATGTGCGCAGACCGCGGTCGAGGACGCCGGCGGAGGGACCTTCGTCATCAAGTCGGACGTCCCGTCGGCGATGCTGCTCGGGTCCAACCTTGAAATCGCGGATAATTTCAACGCGGCGCGCGTCGATGAAACTTGCCCCAACGGCTTCGTGCGCGTCTCCGAACGCCGTTACGTCGAGGGCGACCGCACCGGCCGGGCGCTGACCATTCGCTGCAACCCGTAGCGCCGTCACGACCGCCCCCAGATGATTTCCTGATCCTGCAGCGACGGCACTTGGTCGAAGCCGAGATCGCCGGCATAGTCCAGCTTCTGCCGCTCCGGCGTGTAAAGCTGCTTGTTGGCGACCTCGAGCGCCGCCAGCCGGTTCTCGGCCAGCAGCGCGAAGTCAGCGGTGTCGCCGGAATCGGTGTGCTCGAGCGTGTCCATCGTGCCGGCGAACACCTTGTAGGGGTCGCCGATCACCGCGCCGCTGTCGTCGATCGCGCCCAGCCAGGCGCTGACCGGACGGAACTGGTAATCCTCGGTCAGCGCCAGGCTGATCAGCGAGGCCGGCACGCCCGACAGCCGGAACTGCACCCCGGCCGCGCGCACGGCCGCCGTCTCGGTCACCTCGCCGATACCCAGCAGCGTGCCGGCGCCGGTCCAGGTCTCGCCGTCCCAGGACAGATCGCCGATGCCGCTCCACAGCCGCAGCGCGCCGCTGTCGAATTCGAAGGCGGCGAGCAGGATCGGCCGCAGCCGCGGCTTCACCACCTCCGCCGCCATGTTGCTGGTCAGGCTGCGCGCCATGGCTAAACGTCCAGCGCCTCGACGGCGCTGAAACTCACGCCGTGGATCCGCAGCGCGTCCGCTTCCCAGCCCAGCACGTTTCCGGCCATGCGGAACACGCCCTGCGCGGTGGGGCCGACCGTGATCGCCGTGCCGTCGGTCAGCGCGGTGCGCAGCTGCGGAAAGATGTCGACCGCGCCGGCGCCGTCCGGGCTGCTCGCCGTGCCGTCGACGTCGTTCAGCACCATATGCAGCCGCGCCGTGGCGCCGGTGCCGAGCTGGATATAGTCGCCGGCCTTCCACACATCGGCCACCGCCGCCAGGCCGCGCACGTTCAGCACCGTCGCCCGCGCGCTGTGCGCGCCGTCCACCACCGGCGTGCCGCCGCCGGCGCCGTGCAGCGTCCGATAGTCCGGATTGCCGAGCAGGAAGGTGCCCTTGCGGCCGCGCAAGGACAGCAGGAAGGCCCGCCACAGCCGCGCCTGCGCCTCCGGCATCGGCGCCAGGTCCAGCTCGACCGCCCAGCGGTCGCCGCCATGGTCCTGCACCTGGGTCGCGAAGGTGAAGGGCGATTCCGAGGCGGCCACCGCCACCTGCGGCGACCAGCGGCTGCGCACGAAGCCCGGCGCGGTCGGCAGGGTCAGGGGATAGGTGATGGTCATCGCCGCCCCATCAGCTCTGGCTGACCGCGCCGAAGAAACCCGGATCGCGCAGCCGGGCCTCGCGCGTCGCCTGCTTCGCCGCCTCGACGAAGCGCGGGAACGCCTCGCTCATCGCCGCCCGCGCCTCGGCGCGCGCATTCTGCGCCGTCGCGTGGATCACCGGCGCGAAGGTGAAATTCATGCCGCCGCCGCCGGACATCGCGCGGCGGGTCTCGCCGGCCGGCAGCACCGTGCCCGGCGAGCGCGGCACCACCAGCTCCGGCCCCTGCTCGCCGACCATGTAGGCGCGGCCGGCCATGACGTCGCCGCCCGAAGCGCGCGGCCCGCCGAAGGCGATATTCGGATTGCCGCCCGGTCCGAAGGGCGAGCCGCCGGCCGCGGCCGTGCCGCCGCCGCCGAACAGACTGCCGAGCGTGCTGGCGCTGGTGCCGAAGATCGCGTTCTTGATCGGGTTGATGATCGCCAGCTGCATGAAGGTCTCGAGGATCGAATTCGCGACCTGCGAGGCGACGTTGCGGAAGCCCTCCATCGCGCTGCCGGCCTGGGTCATCGACTGCACGATGCCGGCGCCCAGCCGGTCGAAGCCATCCATCAGGGTCCGCGTCACCGGGTCGGTCTGGGCCAGCTCGTCGCGCAGCCGCGCCTGCGCGCGCGCATAGGTCTCGGCCGTGATCAGGCCCTGCTGCTGCAGCGCGTCCAGATCCTCGGTCTGCCGCGCGAAGGTCTCCATCGGCTTCTCCAGGCTCTCGGTCAGCCGCTTCGCGTCGTCGACCGCCGACTGGAATTCCTGCCGCGACTGGCGCGCCGATTCCGCCGCCGCCTTGCCCGGATCGACCGGCGCCACTTCCTTGGCGATCCGCGCCGCGTCGACGGCGGCGAGGATCTGTTCGCGCTCGGCCGCCGTCAGGTCGCGGATCTTCTGCCCCTTGCTGTCGAGCAGCTTGCTCTCCGCCTCGAGCAGCGCCGTGGCGCGAGCGCGCTCGTCGGCCGACATCCGCTCCAGCGCCGCGGCGTTCTTCAGCCCGGCGAGATACTTGTCCAGCTTGACCTGTTCCTTGGCCGGCCCGCCGCCGCCGCTGCTCGCCACCGGCGGCGGCGCCCCAGCGGACCCCTCGCCCGGCGCGGTCGGCATCGGAATCGTCACCGACGGCACCGGCGTCGAAGTCAGTCCTTCCAGATAGCCCGGCCCGGTGCGGCTGTAGAGGAACTTGCCGATGGCGCCGAAGTCGAGATTGTCGATCGCCGTCTTCAGCGCGCCCAGCTCCTTCGCGCTTTCCGCCGCGCCTTTCAGGATGGTGGCGAACATCGTGCCCAGCACCCCCACCCCGGTCGCGAAGTCGGGGCTGGCGATGATGGCGCGCACTTCGTCCAGCACCGCGACCAGCTGCTGCGTGCTCTGCGCCGCCTTGTCGCCTTCGCCGACCACGCGCAACAGCTCGTTGCGGATTTTCGTCAGCGCCTGCCCGACCGTGATCTGGGTCTTATCGAACTCGGCCTGCAGGACCGGCAGCTGCGACAGGAAGGCGGCGAAGAAATCCTGCGACGACACCTTGCCGTCGATCACCAGGCCGCGCAGCTTCGACACCGATCCGCCGGCGGCGTCCAGCCCGGCCGCCACCGCCTGGGCGATGCGCGGCGCGCCTTCCAGGATGCTGTTGAACTCCTCGGCCCGCACCGTCCCGGCGCCAATGGCCTGGGTCAGCTGCAGGATCGCGCCAGAGGCCTCGGCCGCGCCGCGACCTTCGATCGCCAGCGCCTGGCCGATGCCCTGGGTGAAGGCGTACAGCTGTTCCTGCGAGGCGCCGAGATCGTCGTTCGCCAGCGCCAGACGCGCATACAGCTCGACATTCCCGGCCAGTTCGGTGCGGGTCGACTGCGCGATCTGGAACAGCCGCCGCTGCGCCGCCGCCGCGGCATCGGCCGAGCCGGTGACGACGTTCAGCCGGTTCGACAGCTTGGTGTACTCGTCGGACAGCCGCACTAGCTCGCGCACCGCGACCGCGCCGGCGAGGCTCGCCGCCATGCCGCGCGCGAACCCGGCCACCGCCGTGCCGGCCCGCTTCATCGACAGGTCGAAGCCCTGCATCGTTCGGCCGGTGCTGGTGCCGAAGCTGGCGATCTGCCGGTCGGCGCGCGCCAGCTCGCGCGACAGCATCGCCGTGTCGGCCTCGAGCCGGACGACCAGCTGCTGCAGGGTGGTTGCCGCCATTGGATCAGGCCTCGCTACGCTTGCGGATCGAGCGGCTGGGTGCGCCGTGGCTGGCCACCAGCGCCGCGAGCCGCGATTCGCTCATCGGTTCGACATGGCCCGGCGTCATGCGCTTGCGGGCCTGCAGCATCAGATCGACCTCGGCCGGCGTGCGCCGCCAGATCCCTTCGGGGTCCGCCGGCCACAGCGCGAAGGCCGCGATCAGATATTCGCCGAGCGGGTCGGCTTCGGCGAGCGGGACACCGCTTTTTTTTTAGACGACGCCCCGTAGAAGGTCAGCAGGCAGGTCAGGAATTCCGTCATCTGCCGCTCCTTGCCGCCGATGCCCTCCGCCATCAGCAGCTCGCCCAGCGCCTCGGGCGATGGCGCCTGGTCGCCATGCGCGGCCGCCAGGCCGGCATGCAGGATCGCGACCGCCAGTTCGCCGGTGATGCCGCCATTCACGATGCGCGCGGCGATCATCGGGATGTTTGCGCCGGCAGCAGCCTCGATATGGGCCAGCGCCTGGAAGGTCGGACGCAAGGTCCAGTTGCGATCGCCGATCTCGATCGCGACCTCGCCCAGGCGCTGGTTCACGGGATGCGTCATTTCGGCGGGTTCCCCTTGCCGTAGAGTTTGGCCTGCTGCTGCGCCGAGCGGCGGCGGTCAGTGTGCATCAGGGTCAGCGCGACGCTGCCGGCGGTCATCCGGTTGCGGATCAGGCCGCGCACCGACAGCGCCGACCAGGGCAGCTTCGCGCCGTTGAGCCGGTCGCGAAGCGCCCGGGGCAGCGCGTCGAAGGCGGCCATCTCCTCTGCCAGATCGACCGCCGATCCGGCGCCGTTGGCACGCGCCATCGCAGCGCTTACGCCGCGGTGAAGGTGACGGACCCGGCCGATTCCACGGTCATCGACTGCTGCACCGCGTCGGTGTGCTCGCCGTTGAACTCGAGATCGGTCAGGATGCAGGGCGCCTCGAAGGTGCCGAAGCTCGGCACTACGATCTGCCAGTTCGCGACCGCCGAGCCGAAGAAGTTCGTGCGCACGCTGGCCACGGCGGCATCGTCGACGAACCGGCCGGCGCCGGCGAACTGCACCGTCTTGACGCCGCCGCGGATCAGCCGGCGGAAGCGGTCGGTGTGGTCCTTCGACGTCACGTCGATCGTCTGTTCGTTCAGCCGGATCGCGTTGGTGGTGCAGCCGCCGACGGTCGAGAAGACCTCGGGCGACGCCCCGTTTCCCAGTTTGAGCAGCAGCTCGATGCCCTTCTGTTCGGCCATGGCCGGACCCTCCTGTCAGATTTCGGTGGATGGATACAGACGCGCCCACGGCACGCCCGCTTCGATTTCGGCCTTGTTCCACTGGCTGTAGGCCAGTGCCGCCGCCCAGGCCGTGCGGTCCGGCATCGCCGGCGGCGTCGCCAGCGCATGGGTTGCCACCGGCCACGCCATCGCGCCGCGGTCGAGGGCGCAGACGGGCACCCCGGCCAGCGCGGCGTCGACGCCGGCATTGGAGCTGAAGGTCACCACCCGGGCGGCGCCGTCCAGGGCATCGGCAAGCGTGCCGCCGATCGCCGGCAGCAGGCCCGGCCGGCAGCCGCTACGGTCCAGCGGATGCGGCCGGAACACCGGGCGCTCGCCGCGCGCGCGCAGCGCCGCCGCCACCGTGTCCGCCCAGTCATGGACGTCGAGGCCCTGGATCGCCGCGTCGCCGGGCACCTGGCCGATCACCAGGGTGTGGCCGCCGGCGAACGGCGTTCGCCAGTCGCGCAGCAGCGCCGCGAAATGCCGCTCGAACCGGTCCGCCGGCGCACCCGCGGCCGCGAAGTCGGCGCGGCCGTTGAGACCGTTGCGCCCGACCGAGGTCCAGGCCATGCGGTCGCCGAGATAACCGCGCTCGAGCACGACATAGTCGCGGCCGGCGGCGCGCTGCGCGGCAATGACCTTGCGCCAGCGATGCGACCAGAACACCGCGACGTCGCAGGCCGCGTCCTGCGCCGGGTTGACCTCGAAGACCAAGCCGTGCCGGGCCAGGCCGCGGCAGAACGCGCCGACCCAGTCCTGCTGATGCGCCGAGGGCCGCATGAAGGCATGAATGCGCATCGGGTCCCGCCTCAAGCCAGCGCCAGCGCGTCGACGGCGCCAAGGATCGGCGCCGGGTCGCTATCGTCGTCCCACAGGATGCGCTGCCGCGGGCCGGCCCAGGGCAGCTGCCCGCCGGCTTCGACGCCGCGCCGGCCCCAATCGGCGGCATTGGTTCCGGGCAGTCCCGCGACCAGCGGCTTGCAGACCAGCCAGGACAGGTCCGATAGCATCGGCAGGATCATCGGCCCGGTCAGCACGCCCAGGCACAGATCGGCGATCCGGTACAGCGCCGCGCGGAGATCCGCGTCCAGCGCCGCCGCCTCGGCCAGCGCCGACCCGCCGGAAGGCACCGCCGCCGCGTCGGGAATCACGACCGTCTGCCAGCCGCGCGACGCCAGTCCTGCCGCCACCGCCGACCATGTCGAGGCATTGCTGTTCCGCGCCGCTTCATGCGCCGCCTGGCGCAGCGTGATCACGGCCACCGGCGCATGCGCCGGCGCGGCCAGGCCGTCCAGCGCCCGGCGCAGCGCCGCGGGCGTGGCCTCCCAGACCGGCAGCCGGCCGGCTTCGGTCACGCCCTGCGCCGTCACGGCATCGATGGTGTAGCGGTAACGCCAGCAATCCGGCGCCCAGTCGGCCGGATAGACCGCCTCGGCGCGCGCGGCCAGCGCCGCCGCCTGCGCGCGGCTGCACGCCGCCACCGTGGTCAGCCCGTACAGGCGGCAGGCCGGATACAACACGTTCGCGGTCATCCAGCGCTTGCCGGGGCCGTCGAGATTGCGCATCGCCTTCAGCCCGTCCGGCGTCTCCGCCGGCACCACCAGCACCGTCGGCGCCGGATCCGTGCCAAGCGCCAGCAATCCCGCAGCGACATGGGTGACGATGTCCCAGCTCGGCCCCTGCCGCTGCTGGTCGACCACGATCAGGCGGCGCATGACGCCCCCCGCAGCGCATCCATCGCCCGCAGCACCGCGCGCGGGTCGTGCCGCGGCCAGGCCTGGATCGCGCTGTCCGGGCTGGCATGCCAGACCCGGGCGCCGATCCCGCGCAGTTGCGCCGCGGCATTGTCGTAGAAACCGTGCGACGTGGCCCAGGGCCGGTCGCAGACGCGGCCGGCGCCGTGCCAATAGCGGTCCAGCGCCGTGTGGTCGAAGCCGAACAGGAACAGGTCGAGCGGCCCCGCACCCGCGGCTGCCGCGTTGCGCAGCAGATGCCAGGCCAGCGAGATCGCGCCGGAGCCGGAATTGCTGTTGTGCCCGATCGCCCAGCGATCATGGGGCAGCCGGTCCGACGCGCAGCGCTCGAGCAGCAGCAGGCCGTCGATCGGCGACACCGGCGGCTCGCGCCAGCCTTTCTTGCGCGCGTCCGGCGACAGATAGTCGGACGGAACGGCCGCGACATGCCGCATCGCCGGATAGAACGGGAACCGCGTGCGCAGGATCGCGGAATCGATGGTGAAGGCGTAATGCGGCCGGAACGGCAGATGCACCGCCGCCTCGTTGACCGCGATCGTCACCCAGGGGCCGCTCAGCCGCGACAGGTCCACGCCGATCAGGCTGGGGCCGCCGGCGACGATCGCGACCTGCGCCGCGCCTTCGGTAATGCTGTCGAAGATCGTCATGCCAGCGCCTCGCGCAGCGGCCGGCGCGGAAAGGCCTCGAGCAGGCCGCCCGGCGTCGCGTTGATCACCTCGACCCCGCGCGCCGCCAGCGCGGCCGCCAGGGACGGCCAATGCTCCAGCATCAGGGTCCGGTACACCTCGGGCGGCGGCGGCAGCGGATGGCCGTCATGCCAATGCGTGCGGCCGGCGCCGTCATGGCTCATGTCGAGACCCAGCAGCACGATGCGGCGCGCGCCCATCTGCGCCGCCATATGCGTCGCCTGATAGCCGCCATTGCGGCCGGTGCGCAGGAATCGCGGGTCGTCGTCATAGCCGGCCACGCCGGTGGATTCGACCCAATGCACCCGGCCGTCCAGCCCGGCCTTCACCCGCGCGTCCTGGCTGACCATCAGCCCGCCGAACGCGCGCAGCGCCAGCCGGCCATGCGGCCAGGTCCACCATTTGAGGTCGCAGCCGACCAGCACCCGCGCCCAGGGCGCCGCCAGCCAGGCCGAGTTGATCGCGATCGCGCCGCACTCCGAGCCCGCGCGCAGCGACCAGGCATGCACCAGCGCGACATCGGCCAGGGTCAGCGACGGTCCGCCGCCGAGCACGACCGCGGTGCCGCCAAGGAACAGCGGCGGCAGGGGCTCAGGCACCAGCTCGGCGCGCGCCGCCGTCTCGCTCGGCAGCGGCGGCGTGAAGTCGGCATGCCCCTGCATCAGCGGCCCCGGCCGCGGCGCGGCGTTGGCGGCACCTCGGCGACGCCGCGCGCGATCCAGTCCTCGGCGATCGCGCGCAGCACCTCGGCCTCGCCCTCGCCGATGGCGTGCACGGCATTCTCGCGCCGGCGCCGGGCACTGCCGTCGGGCCGATGTTCGATCGCATCGCGGCGCATGCGGATGAAGCGCCGTGTCTTGATTCCGCTAACCATGCAGCAACACCCTGAATCGCAAGACCCCGTGCCAGGTGCGGCCATCGGGGTCGAGAAAGCTCTCGCCGAACTCGAAACGGACCTGCACGACGGTCGCGCCGGACACTGTCAGATCCTGCCGGTGCAGCGCCGCGTACAGCGCCGCCTGGATCCGCTTCACCTGCCCGCGGCCGGCCGGACCGCCGGTCTTGGACGGCCGCGACCAGGCATGCAGGGTCAAGGTGATGTCCTGGCCGTCATGCGTCTTGTTGCCCCGGTCCGCGACGGTGTCGTCGCCGATCGTCACATAGTCCGGCGCGACATTGTCCGGCACGAAGTCATAGACCTTGGCCTGCTCCGGGCTGGCGCCGTCGCCGACCAGCGCGACCAGGCCCGCATCGGCGCGCAGCTTGGCGTAGACCGCCTGCTGCACCGGCCAGGCGAAGTCGGTCATGGCGCCCTCAATCGTCCGTCAGCGGCAGCGCCGCGACCGCGGCGAACGCCTTGTCCGTCGCCGCGTCGAGGCGCGACGTAATCTCGCCCCGCACCGATTCCAGCGCCGGGAACACGAACGGCCGCGCCGGCGTGTCGACGGTGCCGAACTCCGTGAAATGCGCCCGCCAGCCGCCGCGCTTGCGCCCCCGCTTCGTGCGCGCGCCGGGACCGACATCGGCCTTCAGCTTGTCGGCGCTGATCTTGATCTCGATCGACGCCGCCAGGTCGCCCTGGTCGATCGGCACCCGGGCCAGCTGCTCGAAGCGGATCAGTTCGGCCGCCTCCGCGACCTCCTTTTTCAGCGCCTCAGTGGCTTCCTTGGGCATGCGCCGCAGCTTCTTCCGCAGCGCGCTGACGCCACGCAGTCCCGAGGCCTGACGCGACTTGGCCCGCGCTTCCGGTGTCCAGACCTTGCTCGCCATCAGACCGCCCGCCCCGCTTCGCACACCAGATGCCGCCACAGCGCGCGCGGCCCCGGATCGGCCGCCTGCACCGGGTTCAGCGCCAGGCCGCCATTGCTGGTCCAGATCAGCACCCATTCGGTGTCGACCGCCCGGCCGGCACTGCCCAGCGCGCCGTTGCGGATCGTCACCGTGTAGGTCTGGCCGGCCTCGACCCGGTCGGCCTCGAAACGCTCGCCGCCGGCCGTCTCCGGCACCACTCGCGCCCAGACGGTCGCGACATCCGTCATGGTGACCGTCGCGCCGCCGCCGCCATCGGATGCCCGGACAGGGCGCCGGAAGGTCACCCGCTGGTCGAGCAGCCCGGGCGCCGACATCAATAGCCGTCCATCTCGGGCACGCTGCCCAGGCTGATCAGATTGCCGGCGGCCGGATTGGCCGAGACGATGGTGCCGGTGATGATCGGCGCCCGGAAATCGTACAGGCCGGCGATCATCAGCTTCAGCGCCGCCGTGAACAGGCCCGGAATGTTGGCGCCGTAATCTTCCGGCGAGGTGCCGGCCGGCGCGTAGCCGCAGACCAGGCGGATCGTCACCGCGTCGTCGCGCGTCACGGTCACCGGCCAGGACATGCCGTCGACGCGCTCGATCCAGGCATTGGTCGGCAGATCGCCGCTCGGCGCATGTACACGATAGATCGAGGCCGACAGGGTCTGGCTCGCCCCGTCGCCATCGTAATAGGTGATCGACGTGACCGAGCGCAGCGGCGGAAAGGGCAGCCGGATGCGGTCATGGTCGGGAAACGCCGACAGCTTCAGGTCCCAGGTCTGCTCCACCAGCTTGCGATGCGACCGCGCCTCCAGCTCGACCCGGCAGGCCTGGATCAGCGCGGCGATATAGGCGTCGTCGTCGGAATGGTCGACGCGCAGATGCGCCTTCGCCTGAGCCGTGGTGATCGGCTCGGCCGCGGGCGCGGCAACCAGCTCCGTCCGGCGACGCAGGATCATGGCGCGACGCTAGGCCTTCTTCTTGCCGCGCGGCGCGGCGGTTGCGGCGGCGGCGGTGCCGTCGCCCTGGTCAGTATCGTCGCCATCGTCGGCGTCCTGGCCCTCGCCATCGCCTTCGCCGGCGTCCTGGCCCTCGCCCTCGCCTTCGCCGGCGTCCTGGCCCTCGCCATCGCCTTCGCCGGCGTCCTGGCCTTCGCCTTCGCCCTTGCCTTTATCGGCGTTCTGGCCCTCGCCATCCTTTGCAGCCGGCGCGGCCGAGGCCGGGGCCGGCGCTGCGACCGGTGCGACGGCGAAGCCATGCGCAAGCGCATGCGCGGCGACGTCCTCGCCGACATCCTGGGTGCCGACGGGATAGTCGCGGACATGGATGCCCGCATGCGCGAATTTCAGCGGGCGGGTGAATGTAAGCTTCGGCATCGGTAAATCTCCCCTCGCCGGCGTCCGGCCGCCGCGAACGGCGTTCGCGGCGGCGCGGCCGGCCAATGGTGGTGGTGGGTGGCCTAGAGGTTGATGTCGGCGGCGGCGTCCGTGGCCGGGCGCTGCAGCGGCTGGGTGAACCCGACGGCGGCGAAGATCGTGCTGCCGGGGGTGCCGTTGGCGACCAGGCTGAGCCGCACATACTGCTTCGGGCCGATATAGCCGACGCGCAGCAGCTTGTTTTCGTCGCCGTCATTGTCGAGCGTGGCGACCACGCCCGAGCCGTCCGGCGCCGCGACATTGCCGTTGGCGCCGACCAGCAGCGCCGTCGCGTCGGTCACCGCCGCGATGGTGGCACTGTCGACGCTGCCCGCGCCGTCGTCGTCGGCGTGCTGGACGATCACGTCCCAGGACACCTCCGGCGAGGCGCCCAGCGTGTTGGCCGCGGCGCCCATCATCAGCGCCAGTTCCGCCGCGCCGGCGCCGGCGACATTGAGCCAGCCGGTCTGCCAGGCCGAGGTCTTGCCGACCGGGGTCTGCAGCAGCTTGCCCTGCAGATTGTGGTGAAGATCACGAAGCATGTCAGGATCCTTTCAACGCGGCCGGGCCGCCGGGCCCTCGCCCGGCGGCTGCGCGGTCCGTCGCTAGAGGGTTGAAACCGCCCGGTTCAGCTGGCGGCGAACTTGCCCAGCTTGATGGCGTCGAAGTTCACGACATCGCCGCCGACCCGCTTGCGCATGTACAGCCCGACCTTGGGCTTGTTGGTGTACGGGTCGACCAGCAGGTTCATGCCGATCCGATCGACGATCAGATAGCCGGTCCGGAAGTTGCCGAAGGCGATCGAGAAGCTGTTCGCCGCGATCACCGGCATGTCCTCGAGATTGACGATCGGATAGCCGTGCAGGCTGAACCCGAACGCGCCGTCGGACAGGCTGCCGAAGCCGACCAGATAGCGGCCGTCGGCGTCGCGCAGCTTGCGCACCGTCGCCTCCGTCGACCGCGCCATCGCCCAGTTCGCGCCCTGGCGATAGGCGGGGTTGAGCGCGGCCATCAGGTCGATCAGCTTCGATGCGTCGTCGGAGGTCGAGCCGCTGACCGTCGGAAAGGCACCCGAGGCGCCCATCGGCACATACTGCAGCAGGCCCCAGGCGCGGGTTGCGTCGGCCGTCGTCACCGAGGTCAGCCCATAGCCGAGGAACCCCTTCGGCTTCATCACGCCGTTGCCGGTGACGAAGGCGGCGTTCTCCGTCCGCACCAGCTTGTCGGCGGTCTTGTTTTCCAGCCAGGCGCGGATGTCGATCACCGAGTCCTCAAGCATCTTCTGCGTGATCTCGGGATAGGCATATTGCTCGTGCGTCAGGATCTCCTGCTCGCCGATCTCCGGCGTCGCCGTCGCGCTGCGCGTCTGCTGCTCGCCGACCCAGCCGCCGGAGGTCGCGTCGTTCACGTCCTTCGGCTGCGACCAGCGGTCGGTGCCGATGGTGATCACAGTGGCGAGCTGCCGCATTGGCGAGGTTTCGAACATGCGGGTCGCGATGGCGGACGACGTCTCCGCCGGCACGAAATAGCCGCCATCCGGTGAACTGCCGACGGACAGCGCCGCCTGCACGTCCATCGACAGACGCGCGACGTTGCCGTTCGCGCGGGTGTAGGACAGGAAGGCGTCGCAATAGGCCGAATACTGGTCGAGACGCGCCTCGGCATCCGCCAGCGGCACCGGGCGGCGTTCCGCGACCGAGAAGAACGTCGCGGCCGCCTTTGCGGCTTCGACGCGGTCGCCGCCGCCGGCGCCGACCTTCATGCGGTTGACCATCGCCTCGAGGCTGTCGACCCGACTTGTGACGGTGATGCCGAGATCGTCGACCTTCTTCTGCGATTCCGTGACCTGCGCGTTCAGCTGCTCGACCACCGTCTTGGACACGACGTCGTCGACGCCGCGCTTCAGCTCGTCATAGCGGCGGTCGTTCGCCTGCTGGAACGCCGCGAAGTTGCGGCCCAGCTCGTCGATCGCCGCCTTCAGCTCGGGAGAGTTCATGGGATGGTTGCCTTTCGCTCAGACTTTGATGAGGGAAGAAACCCGCCGGACCGATTCCAGCAGGTCCGCATCGGCGCCAGCGTCCGGCGTGGCGCGCCGGGCCCGGATCGCGGCGATCGCCGCGCGAGCCTCGGTCCGCGTGCACCCAGCGTCCTGCGTGAGTGCGCGCTCGGCCCGGCGGGCCCAGGCGGCCGGCGCGGCAGCGTCCTGCATGCCGCTCGCCAGCCCCTCGGGCCGTCGGGCGTATCGGTCCGCCGCCAGCGCGGCGAGATCGTTCAGCCGGCCGAGCGCGGCAACCGCCGCGTCCTCGCCGGCATCGTCGTCGAACAGGCGCTCGGCGAACCCGGCCTCGACCGCCTCGGCGCCGGTCATCCAGGTCTCGGCGGCGAGCAGGCCCTTCACGGCCTCCGCGTCCTCACCGGTGCGGCGCGCATAGATCTGCGCCTGCATCGCGTCGACCCGGTCCAGCCAGTCGGCGAGGTCGCGCAGCTCGGTCGCGTTGCCGATCGCCAGCACCCAGGCCTGGTGGATCATCATCCAGGACGCGCTGCCCATGGCGATCTCGTCGCCCGCCATCGCGATGAAGGACGCGGCGCTTGCCGCCAGCCCCTCGACCCGCGCCTCGATCCGCGCCGGATGCACCTTGAGCGCGTTGTAGATGCCCAGCCCTTCAAAGAAGCTGCCGCCGCCGGAGTTGATCCGGACCCGCACCGACGGCGCGTCGATCGCGTCCAGCGCGCGCACCACGTCCTCGGCCAGGACGTCCCAGCCGACCACGCCGAACACCAGCAGCTCCGGCATGTCGGACGCGGCCTGGACGCGCATGCCCGCCCCGCGCGGCGTCTTCATCACGCTTGCGAACAGCGCCTGCTCGCGCGCCTGCAGCGCCGAGGCGCGGCCGAGAATCGCCCCCATGGTCATCGCGTCGCACTCCCGCCGGCGCCGGATCCCGGCGCCGATTTCGTGTTCGGGTTGTCGTAATTGTCGCCGCCTTCGCGCGGGTTCAGCCCCTCGGCGCGGCGAACATCGTTCGGCGACAGCACCTCCGCTGTGCGCATCGCCGTGTAGTAGGCGGTCCGCGCCGCCAGGTCGCCGCGCAGCAGCGCCTGCTCGTCGAGGTTGATGCGCAGGCCCGTGCGCCGCTCGGCCTCGGTCAGCAGCTGCGTCCCCAGCGCCTGCTCGGCGCGCAGCACCCAGGGCATCAGCCCGAAATCGACAAACTGCCGCGCCATGTTTTCGATATTGCTGAAGGTCGCCTTCGACAGGTCGCCGACCAGATGCGGCGGCACCCGCCAGATCGCGGCGATGATCGAGCGCTGCAGCCCCCGGCTCTCCGCCAGTTGCGCCTCGTCGCCGGTCATCGACGCCTTGACCCAGTCCAGCCCGTCCTCGAGCACCGGCGTCTTGCCGGCATTTTCGGCACCGCCGTAGAGATCCTGGAACTGATCGCGCAGCTTCTTCACCGCGTCCGGGTCCAGCGGCTTGGCCGACTTCAGGAAGCCCGGCAGCCGCGCGCCATTGGCGAACATCCGCGCCGCGGACCGGTCCTGCGCCAGGCCGAGCCCGATCGCATCCGCATGCATCCGCACCAGGTCGTCGCCGACATAGCCGACATCCGAGGGGCCGCGCAGATGCAGCATGTTCTCCGGCCCGACCTCGATCGGCACCCCCTGCTGCACGCCGATCTTGTAGGTGACGCCCCAGGCATCATCCATCCGCACCGTCATCCGCCGCGGATGCACCGGCAGCAGCTCCTGGACCCGGCGGCCGCCATCGACCCGGTTGACGAAGGCATAGCCGTTGCCCAACGCCGCGTGCCGGGTCAGGAACTCGACCATTTCGAACGGCGTCTGGAACGCATTTGGCTGGCCACCGTCGCCGAGCAGCTGCGCGACCGGATGATCGGTCACAGGGTCGCTGCCCCCGTCGCGGCGCTTGCGCACCACGACCAGCGGCAGCTGGGCCATCGTCTCGCTGATCACCCGCACCGCGACGAACACCGTGGTCTGCATCATTGCGCTGCGCGGCGTCACCGGAACGCCCGCGGCGCGCGGCCCGTCCAGCGCCGCGTCGAGCGCGTCCGCCAGCTGCGCCGCCGAGCCATAGGCCTGGGGTGCCGCGCGGCTTGTGCCGGCAGCCTGGAAGCGCTCGAGGAAGCCCATCGCGCTAACGCACCCCGAACACGGCGACGCCGGCGAGCACCGCGCCGCCGGCCAGCAGACCGAAACCGGGCCCGAAGGCGATGCCGGCACCGATCGTGATCAGCACCACACCGGCCAGCAGCATCGCCTCGCGCTCGCCGAACTCCCAGCGCGGCGAACGGCGTTCGCCAGGATTTTCGCTCATAGCACCACCAGGTCGCGGCTGTTGTAGACCGAGGTCCGCGACGCGCCGTCGAACGCCATCCAGCGCGCCAGCGCCGTGATCGTCGCCACCACGCCGTCGATCTTGTTCGCCGGATGCTCCTTGCGCGGGTAGACGTTGTCCTTCGCGTCGTAATGGCAGACCACGTTGGACACCATCCAGGTCATCACCGGGTCGCCGTCATGGTGCAGGCGGCCGTCGATCACCAGCGATTCCAGCTCCTTCATCGGCTCGCTGAAGTTCAGCACCGTGGGCCGGACCTCCACCATCGTGGTCACCCGGTCCTCGCTGAGGCGGTTGCACAGCTGCGTCGCCTGGTGCGGGTCGAACCCCATCTCGTGCAGGTCGCCGGCCAGCGCGTCGGCGCGGATGTCCTGCTCGATCCGGTCGATGTCGATGATGTTGCCGGGCGTCGTCGTCAGCCAGCCGGCGCGCGACCAGCCCGAATACTGGTCGGGCGCGTCGTCGGCGTCGATCGCGGCCGCCGGCACGTAGTGGCGCAGGAACAGGTAGTAGTGATACTTGCCGTCGATCAAGCGGCGGAACATCCGGGCCCGGCTGGCGACGTCCTTTTTCGACGCCAGGTCGAGACCGCCGATCTCGGTGTCGCCGGCGAAATCCTCGAGCCGCAGCGACGGATCGGCCGCCGCGTGCCAGGCGTCCATGTCCATCCAGGGCGCGCCGGCGCCGACCCAGGCGCAGAGCCGCTTGGTCTTGAAGTTGGCGATCGCCGACGGGCTCGACTTGGCCTTGGTCGCCAGGCGCTCAAGATCCTCGATCCGCACCGACACGCCCAGATTCGGGTTCGCCTTCGCCCAGGCGCGCGGGTCGTCCCAGGCGTCGTCCTCGTCGATGGTGTAGATGATCCCGAAATAGGTCTCGTCAGTCGAGACGCCGGTCAGGATTTTCACCACGTAGCTGCGCTGCTCGTAGCAGATGCCGGCCAGATTCGACCCCGCCGTCGTGATCGCCCAGATCAGCGACTGCGTGCGCGAGCCGGTCGAGGTCTCCATCACGTCCCAGACCGCCCGGGTCTTGTGCGCGTGCAGCTCGTCGAGGCTCGCGAAATGCGTGTTCAGACCGTCGAGGCTGTCATCGGCCGAGGACAGCGCCTTCAAGATCGACGCCGACGCCGGCACCGACAGCGCATGCTTCTGCACCTCGACGCCAAAGCGGTTGCGGAACCCCGCCTCGCGCAGCGCCATGCCGCGCGCCACGTCGAACACGATCCGCGCCTGATCCTTGTTCGTGGCCAGGCTGTAGACCTCGGCGCCGGCCTCGTCGTCGGCGGCCAGCATGTAGTTCGCGATGCCCGCGGTCAGCGTCGACTTCGCGTTCTTGCGCGGCAGCTCGAGATAGGCGGTGTTGAACCGGCGCAGGCCGGTGTCGCGATGCACCCAGCCGAACACGACGCAGATCGGGAACTTCTGCCAGGGCTCCAGGCGGATGCGCTCGCGGTTTTTCGCCCACACGCCCTTGATGTGGCGCATCAGCTCGAGGAAGCGGCAGACCCGGTCGGCCTGCTCCTCGTCGAAGACGTAGGGGAACGCCGGATCGCCGGCCGCCGCGCGCGCGAGGTCGCGCAGCTGGCGGCGGCAGGCGAGGATGGTCAGCTTGCAGGCCGGCACCGTGCCGTCGACCACGCCCTGGGCATAGGCGTGCGCGGCGATCACATGCGGCGCGGTGAAGCTGGGGGTTTCGGTCATGTTCAGATATTGTCCCAGTCATCCCCGCCGGCGGCCGTCTTCGGCGCCGGCGCGGCGGCGGTGTCGAACAGGTCGAGCTGCGCCTGGCTGGCGCGGATCTGCGCGATCACCGTAAAGCCCATTTCGGTCGCCAGCCGGTGCATCGTGTCCTCGGCCCGGCGCGCGACGACCAGCCAGGCGCTGACCTGCTCGTAACCGCTCGGCGTGCTGGCCGTGTAGCCCTTCTTGTGCAGCTCGTCCTGGGCCTTGAGATACTGCTCGTAGGCCCGGCAGTAGCGGCCCAGCTCGGTCTTGAACAGGCCCGACCATTTCCGCTGCGCCGCCAGCAGGGTCGCCTTCTCGCGGAACTCGCGCTTGCCCGCCGCCGTGCGCACGAAGCTCGGCACCGACAGCTTCGCCGGCCGGCGCGATCCGCCGTCCCCACCCTCGCCGCCCGAGCCGCCGCCCGTGCGCTTGCCGGCGTCGCCCTGCACGATCTTCAGGTGCGTTGCCTTCGGTGGCCGTCCCCGCATCGCATACCCCCCGTCGGTGGGGTACCCCCCCTACCGAATTTCGCGCGCACAAAACCCTGAC